AGATCTCTTTACAGATGACTTCACTGGTCTTAAACCAGAGGTCAGAGAGTTCTTTGATCTTGTAGAGAAAGCCATGGAAAATGGGGAGTACTTTGACAGAGTAATTGCGCTCAACCTTAAAGATGAGACCAGAAAAATCAGTAAGCAGATTGCAGGAGAGATTCGTCTCTTTTGTGTTGAAGATTCAACTATGGTCTATCTCATGAGTAAGTACTTTGGCTCCTTTGTTGATCAGTTTAGGTCTATGCCATTTGATTGCTGGCACACACTTGGAAAAGATCCAGTCCAAATCTGGAACCATTTAGGATATTGGTTGGGTAGAAGAGTCCTTGCAGGTGATGGAAAGAACTGGGACATGTCAATTCAGGGTTTTCACTTTGAAGCAATAAGACAACTTATAGAAGCATTTTACAAAAAAGCAGCAACTGACCCAGAACAGTACAACAGAGAAGCATTCATCAGATGGAATCTTTTGCAACACACAATGTACTCCATCACCAGCTATGCCGGACGCAATTGGGTGTCTTTCGGCATGAAAAGTGGCATGTATGCAACAACAGAGTTCAACACACTCATTCAGATTATGATCATACTCTATCAGGTTTTTGATGTTCTCCAAGGAAAAGAGGACCCAGACCACATTCTGCAAACCATGATGGCACAAAGATTTGTCTGTAATGGAGATGATAACCTGCATGCACAGCCAACTTACATGAAGGAGTATGAGTATGCAGAAAAACTCAAAAAGACCTACAAGAAATTTGGAATAGTGCTTACCTCATCAGCAAAGACAAGTTTCCTTTACTTCGAGTACTTGTGGAGAGCAGAATACCTCCAGAGGAAATTTCATGTCAGTGAGGGAAGGTACTACCCAGAGATCTCAATGGACACCATAAAAGGTCTTACATTTTACCACAGAAAAACAACAACAGAAAGAGACAACATGATAGAAGCACTAGTCTTTTTCAGACAAGGCCACAGAGAGGATTGGTTCAGAACCTTCTTCCTGTTGTTTACGATGAAGTACGGAATGGACCTAAGCTTGACATGGACAAACATCACTGATAAGTATAATTGTCCACTTGCTGAAGTAAGTCCCATGCCCAACTCGGCAAACAACAGAGACACACTCTGCCGTCTGAGACATGTAACACCAGATATTCACCACAGACTCTTGGAATTACCCTTTCCTATCTCAGCAGTAGAACACATGTGGCTTCTCATCAAAAGTTTAACAGAATGGCCACTTGGAGAAACACAACAGTTAGCCCCTTCGGAATGTTGTCCAGAGGGAAGAATTCTTCATCTCATGGAACTTTATGAAGAATTTGTAGATGACAGACTGCTTTTTCATGAGGAAAATATGAGAGCAATAAGGAATCCAACAAAACCTAGCCACTATTTTGTGCCATTACTCCTGATGACAGCATTGACAAGACACATCGGGATATACACACATGGTGACAATGGTAGAGTTGGTGACCCAGAAGATTTAGATCCTCAGCTTTTAACAGATTTGATGACAGATGCCTTTGAAAATGTTGTCCCAGAACCCACTAATCATGAGGTGCGTTCTAATCTCAGGTACGTGGAACCAGCTATTGCTTGGAATCAGTGGATTCACCTCAAGAGACACAATTTCCCAGACTTAGCACAAAAGTTTTTCTTTCTCTCATTTGTGGCAGCACTCAAAGGTCACACACCAGTAGAAGGAAGAGCTCATAACATGAAGCACAGAGCAAATAACTCCATTATAGGTCAGGATGAGGACAAGTTCAACGGCTTCGATGCCCAGTATGTCCGAAACTACCTAGGAGCAGTTCCAGCTGACACTTCAACAAAGACCTTCCTGAAGCTTGCATTTGACAAGCGAAAAAGCCACTATTGAAGAGACAGAACAGCTTTCTGTTTCAAAATTTTATATGCCTTGAGACATACAATTCTCATACCCAGCAAAATTCAGCCCTGACTATGACACTTTTGCAACTTTTTGTTTTCTTAAAACATTTAAATACATTTTATTATATATTATGACAAGTTTATTTTTTGCGCATAATTCTTTCAATTTGTCTAACACATTATCTAATAACCAAATAGCTTTACTACATTTTAAACATGTTTAATTTTTCATTTTAAATCGCAATAACGACGTTTTCTTTTTAGCACCAGTATGTGAGTAATAATAATATTTTAGTAATTTGTTTTAATAGTTTAGGAATCAATCGATAGTCAATAACCTTGTACATTAGATGTCCAAGAGAAAGGTATAATTGCGTACCAGAGTGAATGGTAACACTTGTCAAAACTTGCCGTTTTAGTTTAGTTAGCTTTGTTTTAGTTTTTTAGTTTTAATGTATGTTAATTAGGCTTTTCTTGTGAGTTTCTTATGTTAAAGAACTCATATGAGCTTGTTTAATAATTAATGTATTTTGTATTTATTTTTATTTATTTTTAAAAGAGTACGATTTCATTTTGTTATTATGCATGCCATTAAAGTTAATGTTTTATGTAATTTTAATATGTTACATTTTAAGAACGATTAGTCTTTATTATCATAGGGCTCAGGTTTTCACAGATGTTTTAACCCTGCGAACTTCCTTATAAGACCTGCGAAATAAATGATCAATTATCATTTCATTTTCAACCTCATTTTTGAGACCAGTATAAAAAATAATCTACAGGTTCTCTTCATCAACACAAAAAATCTCGTACATTTTTACTATGTTTACAACACTTTAGTTTAACAAATGCACCCCACAGTAAAATCTTTAAAAAATAAATAAATAAGAATTAAAAAAAAAAAATAAG